ACTGTCCAATATCTGACATTAAATTGTTTGCATCAATGATTTGTTTTAGTGTTGTTATTTCTACATCTTTATCATGCAACATATTGTGATAGCGTTCAATTTCTTGTGCTTGTTGTCGTAGCATATTGGCTGAATGTCTGCATAAATTTACCGTTGGATACCAATTGTCTAATTCATCTGCTAATTCATATGCGGTCATTTTTATTCTCTTCCTCTAAATTTTGAGTTGTAGTCCTTGCAAATATTCCGTAATTAACCGAACGACTAAACAGCCTGTGTAAAAACATTGTTGGTCTTGTATAAAGTGACGTAAACCCAATCCAAATTCTAAGGTAAGGAAGAACAAAACCAAATCCAATCCTGTCGAAATTCAATACAATATCAAATTCGAAAGCAAAGTTACTCATTGTCCAAAAGCGAAAACACAACCAATGAAACGAAATATTACTTTCATTGTATTCGTCATATTTACGATATTCAAATAATGGGCATAATGGAAACATAGAATTCGCCCACAAATAATGTAATGGGTAATTTTCATACCATTTCTTTTCACACCACAGTTTTTCTTCACTCATTCTTTTGGACTCCATGTTATAAGAACTTTAAATGTTCCTGTTTGAATGTAATGTTCATCTGTTGGTATAGTCTCTAAGATTGGATTATATTTTGAATCAAACGCTTCTGACACATCTCTATACACATCATAGATGGATTCGCCATCGTATTCTTTTTCAAAAGTAATCATTTCTCACTCGCTTTCTTTATAGGCAAACAAGGTAATTAATTCAACTTTGGTGTAATTTCCATAACATCCATCATCAAAGCTAATTCTTGGACCGCCAGCAATAGATAAACTTTCAATAACCCCTTCAGATTCATCATCTATCAAAATGACTCGATCTCCTATCTTTGGTTCACGAGAAACAGATAATTGAGTAATTTGTTTTTTTAAATTATTAATTTCTTGTGCTTGTTGTCGTAGCATATTTGCTGCCGCCAAAAGTTGTTCTCTGTTGCCTAACCAGTTTTTTAAAGCATCTGCTAATTCATTTGGTGTCCATTCCATATAAGATGGTTTAAGCCTTAAAGTCATTTCTCACCTCTACTTGCTTTAAAAAGTATTTCTGCAAAAAATTCACTCATCTTTACTCTCCCTAAAGAAATCCGTTGCTGGCGCTTTTGTTTTTCCATAAAACATTTCTTTAGAAAATGCACCTAAAATAGCTGCTTTTGCTTCTTCACGGTCTTTTTTAGGTAAATCAGCTACCGATTCTTCAAGACATTCCATTACGCTTTTTATCATTTCTTTTATAGTAATTATTGTGCTCATTTCTCACTCGCTTTCTTTAACAACGCTCTGCCACGTTGAACCATTTTTTCTTTTGCGTGTGGCGATGTTGCAATATACACTATTAAATCTTCTTGGTTTAAACATAATGCATCAACTATTTCCTCTTCAGTTAATTCACGAGGTTTATATTTTTCACGCAAAGGTCTTGCTTCCGCATAAAATTTTTCCACTTGTTCTTTGCGAAAAAGATCTTCGTCTTCGTCATCACGAATTGGATGTGTATAAAGTGGTGTATCTAAAAAATTTACATCCGTTGGGTCTAATCCAAGAATTTTAGATGCTTCAATCAATGCGTCTTCGTCTAAATTCACACAATATGCTATTGGTTCATTCATTTTTCTAACCTCACTTTCCCCATGTATTTCCATTGGCCATATGTCTGATGTATTAATGTGGGAAACATACAAGTTTTTGCATCTATTGTATGGTTGTAGACGTAAAGATAACCGCCATCAAAAGTATCTTCATCGTAATATTCTTTTGGCTTTGGCTCTGGTTTGATTCTGTATTCGTCATTATCAAACCAAACAGGATAATGACAATCAATCCATTCTTTTTTAAATAATCTTTTTTCAATTTTTTTACCTTCAGCCCATGCCACAATTAAATCGTAATGTTTATGCTTCATTTTTAACCACCTCATTTTCATCTAACCAATCAAGGTATTTACCAATAATTACACTACTTGATGGTGATTTATCTTTAATCAACAAATCCACCAAATAAGACTTTTGTCGATTTATCTTCTCAGAAAATTTAATTGCCTGGTCGAGCTGATCTTGATATTTTTTTAGTATTTCATCCATTTTATTTCTCCTCTGGGGGATTAGGTAAAGGCATCCAGTGGGTAACAGTGTGTAACTCACCTCTGTCGCTGAACCATTTGCCATTCATTAAGAATCCAATATCAATTTGGAATTTGTCATCACTGAAAACAATTACATCCTCAGCATTTTTAGGCAGCCGATTGTCAATGCTAGTCCAGTCACTTAAAGTTAATTGCATCATTTTTTTCTAGCCTCCATCATTGCGGCAGCAATTTTATAAGATTGTTCTGCAATTTCATAATTAGGAATACAACTATTTTCATAAGAAATTGTTGCCAATAATCCTTGCATTGCTTTAGCAGCAAAGTAATCTATTAGATCCATACCTTCTTGACCCCAAGCACCTTCTCGGTTTTCAGTTGTTACTGGAAATGCTTTCATATATTTTGCTCCATTAATGTTCATTTTTTACATACCCAAAGAAATCATCCAGCTGATAACCTTTTCTCCGGAGTGCCACTTGCAATTTAACTAAGGCTCTTTTATAGCATTCAAAAACAGCACTTTCATTTTCTCCAAGCTCTTGTGCAATCATTGGAAATGTTGCAACTGGATCTAAATTCAATTTATTAATAGTTTTCATTTACATCCTTAAACTTAACATTAAGGTCGTATAACGCATCTTGGATTAAATCCAATTTCTGCTGTGGTTTTAATGCATCAAAAGTGGGTGGGAACTCAACTACCCATCCTAAATAATCTTTTTGTACTACTTTAAGATTGATTACCATTTAATTGCTCCTTAATTATTTGATCTGTTAAATTATTTAATATTTCTCGCACTACATCAATGGATTCTAGGTCTGGTTCATTCTTAAATGATACTAGGCAATCTTTACCAAAGATTGAAACTTGGTAATCATCCATGAATGGCCTCAACAGTTACGACAATTTTTCCACCTTTCATTACTGGCTTTCTTAAAATGCTCAGCTCATCAATCTGTGAATCGTCATCCCAAACACCGGCTGCAGTCAATGAATCCAAAATAGCTTTGAATCGATTATCTAAATCATCTTTTCTGCGTGTAGCAGGCCAATAATCAATGTGAACCTTTACCGGACGAATGCCGAACTTTATGGGATAAAACTCAGAAACGATGTCACAGATTGTCTTTTTATACTCTCTGCCCTTAATGCTGATATGAGTATGATGCCCAGATCTGCGATAATAAGTGTTGTTACTTGGCGGTGGAGGGAATGACATATAAGAAATCATTTGTTCATTTCCTTTAGAGCTTTAATTTGTTTTTTCATTTTGGCTTTCTTTTCTTTATCGGCCTTACTGTCCATTTTTACCTTGGCAGTTTTAAAATCTGAATCATCAATATCAAAAATGGTCCATTCTTTTTGTAATGCTACAAGTGGAATGTAAGGGCATACTGGAGGACTATATTTATAATCCTCCAGCAACCAATCAAGAGTTACCTCAGAATGGGATATCGCCATCTTGAGCCGGTGTTTCAGCAAAGTCAGCATTAGCACTACCTTGGACCCCAAAGTCCTCGGCAGCAGTCGTTTTACCACCGCCTAATGCTTCTCCATCTTGAACCTTCTGAAGATTATTTAGGTAAAAGGTAACTCCCTTGGCCATATTGGAATCATAGGCTGATGCCATAATGGAGGCTCTGCAATAGTCACCAGACACAAATTCTGTGCTGTTGATTATCTCTTTGCCTTTCAAATCAATTACTCCAGGCTTCTCTGTGGATTTACAACGCAGATAGAAATGGCCATGATATTCCTCAGAATGTGGAGTGCCATCTTGCTTGTTGCCATCACCATCTTTTAATGGATTCTTGAGGCCTTTAACTTTTGACAAATCTCCAAACTTCTTTTCTAAGGCTGCTTTCATGGCTGCTTTGATTTTGGTAATGCCATCAACATCAGTCTTTGGAATTAACAACTCAACGCTATAAGACATCTTGCCATCAAGGCCCTCACGAGGAGTATGCCAAGATAAATAGGAGGCTCTTACTTTATTGGTAACTACTTTCATTTTTCACTCTTTTCACAAAATTGGAGCATTTTATCCAGATGCTCCGGACTGGTACTAATTAATAACCGGTAAACCAAACTGCTAGGCCATAACCTAAAGCAATTCCGAAAACTATTACGATGAAGTAATCAATTAATGGTGTTTTCATTTTTCTCTCACTAAAAGTGCAAACAATAAAGTAAATGCAATCGTTTGCGTTGGATATTTGACAATTAAAAAAGCTGAGAATACTAAAAAGCCAATTAAAAATACAACAAAAATGATTAATAAAATATACTTAACAATTGATTTTAGAATTTCCATATTTCTCTTCCTTTTTTCTAATTAAATTTGACTGCATGAAGTAACTTTAAACCACTTTTTACATAAAAACAATACTTTTTTAATAAATATTTTGTAATTATTTAAAATTAAATGCTAAACTGTAATTTCTAAAGAAAGGAATTACATGAAACAACCTAGAAATTTTAATAAATTATTGTTGGAGTTTGGAACTGCCAAAGCTGTTGCCATCGATTTGGATGTATCGGTGCAATCAGTCTATATGTGGGCCAAGCTGGACCGAGTGCCTACTCGTTACTTAAAGAGGATTGAAGAATTAACGGAAGGCAGAATCAAGCCGGAAGATTTAAGGCCGGAACTAGCATTACCAAACTTTAATAACCCAAAACTTTACATGAACCCAATCAATCAAATCGAACAGGAAGATGAATAAAATGACTTATCACTCACCACTCTCAGCAAGCTCTTTACCACGAATTACACTCTGCCCAGCCTCATATCGCATGAGCATTGGCATCCCCAATAAATCCAATCCAGCAGCTGAACGAGGCACTCGGATTCACGAAATGGCTGAATTACTTGGAAAAGGCGAAGAAGTTATTACAGAAGATCAAGAAGGTTTAGAATGGGCCAATGCTTACCTTAATTATATTAGTGATTTTGTGAGTGGACATTATGAACTTGAAACAAACTTAACAGAGGCATTAAAGACTGTCCATCCTCTTTTGGGTGGAACTGCTGATGCTATTGTTTTCAACGATAATGAACTACATATTGTTGATCTAAAGACCGGCAGAGGTGTTGTAAAGACCAATTCTATTCAACTAAAAACCTATGCTTTAGGTGCTTGGATTTTACATGGTCAGCCAAATGTAACTATTTATTGCCACATCTTCCAGCCACATTATGCTCAGCAGCTGCCGGCACAATATTCTTATGATGACATGGTGGCATTTGAAATTGAATTAAAAGCACTTGCAGAAAAGGCTGAAGATCCATTCCAAGATCCGACACCAGGTTACGAGCAATGCAAGTATTGCCCAGCTCGAGTTACTTGTCCATCGATTAAAGATAAAGCAATTGAAGTGGCCAAGAATGAATTTAAGCCATCAGAGCATTTGGCTGATTTACCGGAACTACTTGATACTGCTGAAATGCTTGAAGGTTGGATTGAGGCAGTCAGAGAGGCTGCTAAGGACATAATGAATGGTGGTGGATTTGTAACTGGATGGTCAATGGCCAAGGGCAGAAAGATGCAGAAGATTAAGGATGCTAATGCAGTCGCTGAGCTGTTTAATAATAATCCGGCAATCTTTGAATTGAAATCCATTACTGCTCTTAAGAAGTCTGGCTTTGATGTGCCGGCTGATTTGATTGATGAAACCTTGTCAGCTCCATCATTAAAGAGGTCTAAATAATGAATATTATTTTTAGGGAGAATAGACGATAAAAATAATGCTAAACTAAATCCTTAAAGTAAAAAGCCATCACTCTCAATGATGGCTTTCTTTTCCTAAACTTTACTTCTCACCTATATGAATAATAACATAAATCTACAGCAAAAACCATCGATAACTGTTGATGGATATACCTATTACCTACCTAATCCAGATAGAATCCCACAGGTTTTAAAAGACATTCCAAGGTGGGTGACATGGAAGGCAGTCGCGAATAATGGCGATAAACCTCGGAAGGTTCTTTATGATCCAAACTTATTAGATCAGTATGGTAAGTCCAATGATCCGGATACCTGGTCATCTTTTGAGAAGGCATTAACCTCATTTGAGGAAGGCGATCGAGCTGGTATTGGCTTTGTTCTCAATAATGATGGCCTAGTCGGTGTGGACCTTGATAACTGCGTAGATGAGAAAGGAACAATCTCCCCAGAGGCAATCGACTTTCTTAAAAAGCTCCAGCCAAGTTACTGTGAGTATTCTCCAAGTCGCAAAGGTCTAAGGGCATTAGGATATGCAGAACCACTCACAAAGGGCATCAATGGCTCATTTAATACCCTCCAAGTGGAGATGTATTCAACCGGCAGATATTTAACTATTACTGGCGATGTGATCAAGGACAAGGGTATTCAAAAGATGCCGAACTTTAATAGTTTGGCCAATCAGATTAGTCCTCAAAAGGTGGTGGCAATTATTCCATCTCCGAATAGTGACGTTGAGTTTTATGTAGATACGAACAGAAATAATTATTTATTTAAGTTTGCATCGAAGGCAAGAAATGTTATTTCTAGCGAATACATATTACTACAGGCCATCTTGGAGGAGAATAATCGGGTATGTAAGCCACCACTTACAGAACATGAGATTAGGGCTACCATCTTAAAAACTGTCAGTAATTATGAATTTACTCCAGAGATTTCACTGCCTAATCAGGATTTTCAAGTAAATAGCGATGGCGAAGTAATCCAAGATATTGATTGCCTGCAATTTGATATTACTAATTTAGAAATAACGAAAAAAGGGCAGATTACCAATACAAACGATAATCTCTATGCTGCCTTAAATCAATTACAACTCAAGTACGATGAGTTTACCCAGCAGATTATGCTCTACGACAAAAACGATTTTAGGGCAATTCGTGAAACCGACTTTTTTAGTCTATCAATGCAATTAGAACGACATGGCTTTGCAACTCCATCTAAGTCAAATTTAATGGATTGTGTCTATAAAGTAGCTCACGATCAGCGATTTGATTCAGCGATTGAATGGGGTAATTCCCTCAAATGGGATGGCATTAAACGTATTGATCATTTATTTAGTACCTATTTTGGTGTCGAATCCTCAGCCAGAGAGATGGCTTATTCTCAATATTTTGCGACTGCAATGGCTGGCAGATTACTTGTGCCTGGCATTAAAGTGGACATGGCTATCGTTCTGATTGGCAAAGAAGGCATGAGGAAATCCTCAGCAGTTAATGCTTTAGCTCCGATACCAGATACTTATGCAGAGTTGAACTTTCACGATATTGATAATAAAGATAGCAAAATGTTACTTAATGGCAAGCTCATTGGCGAACTGGCAGAATTGCAAGGTTTAAGGTCCAAAGAAGCGAATATGATTAAGGCATGGGTAGTAAGGCAAGTTGAGGAATATCGGCCCCCATTCGCTAAATTAAATGTTCGCATTCCTAGACGATGTGCATTTATTGGCACAACCAATGATGATGAATTTCTCAGCGTTGGCGAAAATAATCGTAGGTGGCTGCCACTTGATGTAGTCAATCAAGCGGATATTGAGGCACTCATTGCCGATAGAACACAGATTTGGGCAGAGGCAATTCATACTTTTAAAGAGTCTGGAGTGCTGTTTAGGGATGCAGAAACGTATCAAAAAGAAGTAAACGACACCTACTCAGTTATTGATGAATCGCTCCAAGATAAGATTGAAGAGTATATTAAATTGAATTATCAGCAGTCATATAAAGTGTCTGAAATCTGCATGGGCATCCAAAGTAATCCATTTAATGCACCGACAAAAGGAGAGCAAATGACAGTAGCAAGAATGCTTAAACATCTTGGATTTGAGAAAAAACGCATTGGAACGACGAGAACTGTGGTGTGGCAAAAGCCTAAAAAGTGACACACCTATCAAAGGTGTGTCTTTTTTTAAACGAAATTAAGACACACCTCAATAAAAAATGACATACCTCAATGACACACCTTTTTAAAAAAAATTATTTTATGAATCAATACCTTGACATACCTGACATACCTTTTTTAATATTTATTATTATTTATATAAATATAGGTATTTATAGGTATATATACATATTTGGCACTATATAAGGAAATGGTAGGTGTGGTGTACCTAGTGTGTCACACCTAAAAATCACTTAAAACGGAGAAGAAAATGGATGATCGAGTTTATTGCAAAAATTGTGTGTCAATGCCGAATGAATTGGCCAATGGTGAATACAAAACTTGGAAAGGGCAATGCAAGGCTGGTGATCCTTGGTGGACTCCAGACTTAAAAAATCGATGCACCAAATATCAAGAAAAAAAAGTTGTTGTTGAAGAAATATTTTGGGATTAAATTTTGTTTCCCACAAAATAAAACTTTTGATATAAAATGAGTTATCTCGCGTTGAGATTTCTTTGCAAAGGAAAATTAAAAATGAATTACGGTAAACCAGCAAGTGGTGAAAAAATGCCAAAGGGTGTTGTTTCAAGCGATAAATCAGGTATGAAAAAAGGTTCAGAGTCTGGGCCAAACAGCACTAAAGGTACTAAAGGCGAATCAGGCGAAATGATTCCTAAAGGTGCAACGTCTAGCGATACATCTGGTGAGCGTAAAGCTAAACTAGTTGGTGGCGTTGCAATGGGCAAGGCTGATGGCATTGGTGCAAGAGATGCTAGTCACATGGGTAAAAACGATGGTATGTTAGGCGAAATGAAGGGTGGAAGCTCTGAAAAAGTCGTTTATGACCACAAACGCGCTGCTTATCCACAAGACTAAAAAAACAAAACCCCTAAAACTTTGTAGAGTGATTAGGGGTTTCTAACATCAAATAGGATAATTATTTAATGTCTGAGAATCATTTTAAAAGTAACTGCGGAAACTGTAAATATTTTAGCGAACCCAATAATATTTTAGGTTCATGTCGCAGATACCCTACTTATCAAAACAGGCATTCTACAGACCTCTGTGGCGAATATGCCCAGAGTTCAACATTTGGAGCATTGGACAACATTGTTCAAGAAGTAACCAAAGAATCCATTCAAGCTGAAGTGGCTGCAATGAAACCCAAAGCAGGAAGGCCCAAAAGAAATGTTGCTTAAACCTTTACACGATAAAATTGTAGTCAAACCCATTGAACGAGTTAAATCGTCTTTGATTCATGTGATTATGGATGAGAAAGACAATATGGGAACTGTGGTCGCAGTCGGACCAGGCAAGAAATTACCCAATGGCAGACGTGAAGAAATGCCGGTTTTAGTCGGATCATTCGTCAGATTTGGCACAATGGGCAAAGACGAATATTTAAAATATACTGAATACTTTGAAAACAATGAGCGTTATCTGGTCATGAGTTGGGCTGATATTTGCTTTGAACAGGAGAATGTAAATGCCATTAATTAAATCTAAATCAGAAAAAGTTGTGCCTAAAAACATCAAAAAAGAGATAGAAGCAGGTAAACCACAGAAACAAGCAGTAGCAATAGCACTTAATGTACAACGTGAAGCAAAGAAAGGTAAAAAGAAATGATTATCAATTTTCACATCGATCAAATTAATGAAATGATGAAGTATTTGGATGAAGTGCCACACAAATATGCAAGGGGACTCATTGAATACATTCAAGCTCATGTTAATAAACAAGTAACACCGAAGCCTCCACAACCTCAAAATGTTGAGGAAAAACAAGAGTCTACAACGGATGAAATTCAAGTTAAATTTGCTCCGGCTGATGAAGAAAAACAACCATAAAGTTTTTTTAAAATCAAAATGATAGACGAAAATACGAATAACTCCAAAGGTGGCCAACCTGGTAATAAAAACCAGAGTAAAAATAAACCATTTTTAGATGCGCTCAGACGATCTATTGCACAAAACCCGCATAAATTAAGAGCTGCTGCTGACAAGGTTGTTGATAAAGCTGAAGAAGGAGATCCATGGGCAGTATCTTTTTTAGCAGATAGATTAGATGGGAAAGCCACACAATCCACAGACATTACCACCGATGGAGAGTCTGTTAATAGCATTCAAGTGATGTTCGTAAAGCCAAATGAGTGACGTTGATGGAGCAATTGCCAAGGCTGAATTCCCATTTAAGATGTCGACCTTGTTCGACAAATCGCGTTATAAGGTTTACTGGGGTGGACGTGGTGCAGGAAAATCCCATTCAGTAGCTAAAGCATTACTTATTTTAGGTGCTAAGTCACCTATTCGCATTTTATGTGCCAGGGAATACATGACATCGATGCGTGATTCGGTGCATAAATTACTAAGTGATCAGATTGAATTGTTGGGATTGGAATCCTTTTATGAAATTTTACAAGCCAATATCAAGGGCAAGAATGGTACAGAGTTTAGTTTTGTAGGCCTGAAAAACAATACTGCCAATATCAAATCTTACGAAGGTGTGGACTATTGCTGGATAGAGGAAGCACAGTCTGTGACCAAATCCTCATGGAATATATTGATTCCAACCATTCGTAAAGAAAACTCTGAAATATGGGTTTCATTCAATCCAGAGCTGGAAACCGATGAAACTTATCAGCGTTTTGTGATGCATCCACCTGAGAACGCAATTATCCAAAAGATTAATTGGTCCGATAATCCTTGGTTTCCGGAAACTTTGAATCTTGAGCGCATCTCACTCAAGAATCGTGATCCTGAATCCTACAATACAGTCTGGGAAGGAATGTGCCGAGTTACTGTTGATGGTGCTATTTTTGCCAAGGAGATGCAACAGGCTGAGATGGATAACCGAATCACTAGAGTGCCATACGATGCCATTAAGCCAGTTCATGCAGTCTTTGACCTTGGCTGGGCTGATCATACTGCCATTTGGTTTGTGCAGTTTATTGGTTTAGAAATCCGATTAATTCGATATATGCAGGCCAATCAACAGACGATTAGTTGGTATTTGGCTGAGATGCAAAAGTTTGGTTATCACTTTGATACGCTGTGGCTGCCACATGATGCAGCTGCTAAAAGTTTAGGCTCAGGGCGATCGATTGAGGAAATTGTGCGTAGTGCTGGGTACAAAGTTCAGATATTGCCAAGAGTGCCGGTGACTGACTCCATCAACGCAGCCAGAACTATTTTTAATAAATGCGTGTTTGATCGTGAGAACTGTGGCGATGGCCTGCAATGTCTTAGACACTATCGGTATGATGTGGATGAGAGCGGTGCTTGGTCACAAAAGCCACTCCATGACCAATATTCCCATGGTGCAGATGCATTTAGGATGCTAGGTCTTTTAGTAAATGAGCCAAAGAAAACAGTAAAAAGACCAGTTAATATTGAACGTGGCTCATGGATGAGTTAAAATTGCAAAAATTACAAGGGTAAATTATGGCCGAAGAAATCATTGAGCAAGATGACAGAATCTATCAAGCAATGGAGTTTTTACGTCAAGTGAATGATGTAGACTCCAATAATCGTGCTGAAGCCTTAGATGATGTGCGTTTTAGCAATGGTGATCAATGGCCTGTTGATGTGCAGAACAGTCGATTACTTGAAGCCAGACCATGCTTGACCATTAATAAAGTCGATGCGTATTGCCGGCAGATTGTGAATCAGATTCGAGAGCAAAGACCTAGAATTAAAGCGCATGGCATGAATACGCAAACCGATGAAAAACAGGCACAAATCATTACTGGGATGTGCCGACATATTGAATTGCAGTCTGACGCTGACCAGGCTTATATTAATGCTGTGGATTATGCAGTTCGCATGGGCTGGGGATATATCCGAGTCCATACCGATTATGTGAAGGATGATAGCTTTGACCAAGAAATTTATATTCGACCAATTGAAAATCCTTTTACTGTGTATTTTGATCCCAATTCCATTATGGCTGATGGCTCAGATGCAGAGCGTTGTTTAATTACAACGCTTATTAGTAAGAAATCATTTAGTGCAATGTATCCTGATGCTGAAATAGACCAAGGTTTTGTTAGTCGTGGTACTGGCGATGTGATGGGTGATTGGGTACAAAAAGAAGAAATCAGAATTGCTGAGTATTGGTATTCAGTCAGAGAATCCGTTGAGTTAATGCAGTTATCAGATGGCTCAAGCATCTACGCTGATGAAGTTAATGAAAAGTTAATGGAAAAATTAGGTGTTGAAGTTATTAATCAACGCACAACAGTCCGTAAAAAGATTAAATGGTGCAAATTGACAGCGATGCAAATCCTTGAAGAGGGCGAATGGGCAGGTCGATATATTCCAATTATCCCTGTATATGGTCAAAGCACCATAGTTCAAGGCAAACATAAGCGTTTTGGTTTAGTTCGCATGGCCAAAGATCCGCAAAGGATGTATAACTATTGGTCAACTGCTCTGACTGAAACTGTCGCACTTGCACCCAAAGCAAAATGGATATTGGCTGAAGGACAAGATGAAGGCCATGAACAAGAATGGGCTGAAGCGAACAATGCGAGTAAGCCTTATTTACGTTACAAGCAGACTGACATTGATGGCAGACCAGCTCCACCACCAGTAAGACAATCACCAGAACAACCCCCTACTGGAGTAATGGCTGCAATGCAGTCAATGAATTTAGATTTACAAGCAGTTATTGGCATTTACGATCCAAATCAGTTACCGCAAGGCATTCAATCCGGTAAAGCAATCCAAGGTCAGCAGATGCAAGCTGACATGACCAATATGCACTATTACGACAATTTAACTCGTAGTATCAGGCAAGTTGGTAGAGTAATCCTTGATTTAATCCCTCATATTTATGACACCGAAAGAGCCATGCGAATCATTGGCGATGATGGTAAGCCTGAGATTATGACGATTAATGAACGCAAGATGGATGAATCTGGCATTGAGCGTATTTTGAACGACATGAGCGTAGGTGAATATGACATTGTGATGGATACAGGACCAGGCTATAACTCGAAGCGTCAAGAATCAGTAGAAGCGATGATGGCATTATTCCAAGCAGAGCCATCACTTGTACAAGTTGCTGGTGATTTACTTGTCAGAAATATGGACTTCCCTGGTGCTGATGTTATTGCTGATCGTATGGCAATTAATAACCCATTAGCTCAGATTGATGATATGTCAGATATACCACCTGCAATTCAAATGAAGCTCAAGCAAGGTGAAGCACAAGTTCAACAATTAACTCAACAGTTACAACAAGCTCAAATGATGATTCAACAACGTCAAGACATTGAGCAAGTCAAACAAGATAACGAAACTAAACGCGAACTCATGCGTCAGACAACTAAGGGACACGATACGCAAATGCGTGTTGAAACAATGGCACATGACACCATAGTTAAGACAGAAACACAAAAAGAAATTGAACGTATGAAAGCGGAAATAGCAATTTTATTAGCAAGAATGGATCATCAACAGGCACATTTAGCGTCAGCAGAAACTACAGAAAGGGCCATATGAAAGAATTAAATCACGCAGATTATATATCTAAAGAATTAGCAAAAAAATACAATAAAGAACAGCATGAAAGAGCTAAAACCCATCCTGAATTTGAGCGTTTAAAATCTATAATGGGAAAAAAACAAGCTGTAGACACAGCATTGCATGATTTAAATGAAAAACAAAATAAAAAGTAATGTATTTTAATTTTCAAATTAAATATTTAATTCAAATTTATATTTGTATAGGAAAAATATATGCAATTCCTGAAACAGCTGAATGTTGGCATAAGCAAGGAATTCGCATTTATTTATTAAATAAGTATAAGTTTTCTTTATGTGAAATTTAATATTGTCAATAATTATTTAAAGTAATAAGATTCAAACGTGCCTGTTCGTTTAACAGGAAATTACTGAGGAGCTTCGAAAGATGGCCAATGTTTTAACAAGTGAAAATAGTGCCGAGTTTTACGCAAATAAATTAGGTTTAGCTGAAGATTCTCCGACTGAGGCTGTAGAAACAGAGCCAGTTGCTGAAATTGAACAGAGTGAACCAGTTGTCGAGAACGAGGAAAAAGCAACAGAAGAACCAAAACCTAAAGTAAAGATGCGTTTTGATGAAGTCACAAAGCAACGTGACCTTGCTAAACAGGAAGCTGAACAAGCAAGAATCAGAACACAAGAATTAGAGCAAGAGTTAAAGGCAATCAAGTCACAGGCTGTTCCTAAAGAGCAGAGCAGAGATGAGAAACCAAGACCAGATCAATTTGTTGATGCGTTTGAATACGCTGAAGCATTGGCTGATTGGAGTGCTGAAAACGCTGTAATGAGAGCAAGGCAAGAAGATGTAGAAAAAATGAAACAAGCGGAACGTGCCAAAGTTATTGATACTTGGAACAAGAAACTTGAAGCAACTAAATCTGAATTGCCTGATTTTGATGATATGGTAGCTTCCTCTGATGTTGTGGTAAGCGATCAAGTGAGAGATGCAATTTTAGAATCAGATGTTGGTCCTAGAATTCTTTATCATTTGGCTGAAAACCAAGAACTAGCAGAGAAAATATCTAAATCAAGTCTAAGTTCTGCTTTAAGAGAAATAGGTAAATTGGAGGCAAAGTTTGAAAAGACTGAACCTGTTAAATCTGTTGCCCAGAAGTCCAAAGCACCTGCCCCGATTAGTCCAATCAAAGCTGGTACAAGTGAGCAAGCCATTATTACTGATACAGATAAGATGACTTACTCGCAGTACAAAGCAATGAGACAAGCTAAAAGGATTAGGTAAAAACTTAATTTATTTTATAAAGGAAATATCATGGCAAATAACTTGCTAACCATTTCTAAGATCACCAACGAAGCGTTGATGGTCTTGGAGAACGAATTAACATTCACTTCTGAAGTAGATCGTAATTATGACGATCAATTCGCTGTGGTATAAAGCCTGCCTCAGTTTTTACTGTGAATCTTGCATTTGAGGTGGTAAGATTGGTAACACAGTAAACGTCCGTAAAAAGAACTAGGTGTGCGGACGAAAAAGTTTCTCTGATTGACTTGGAGTCCCAGAAGTGGGTAACAAGGGGCAAGCGAAAGCAGCCTGAACGACTAAGTGAGAAGCCTACGAAAGTAGATGCGATAGTCTGAACTAAGGTATAACTAAAGAAGCCTTAGAGTGCGATTCGAAGAAATTGCACCGCCAGAAATGGTCAGTAGGTCGTAAGACTGAAAGTAACAGAATGAGACCTGGACGCTTTATTGGATCAACAGGGCCAGCCCTGAACGTAGAAGATTTTAACGAATCATCTGTACCTATTACTTTGTCAACGCAGTTCCACGTTGACACACAGTTTACAACGACCGACTTAGCATTATCTTTAGATATGTTCAGCGATAGAGTTTTGAAGCCTGCAGTCGCTGCGATTGCAAACAAAATTGACAGAGATGGATTGGCAATGGCTACCCTCAATACTGCAAACATTGTAGGTGTTGCTGGTACTCCTCCAACTGGTTTGATTACTTATCTAACTGCTGGTGCTTACCTTGATTCTGAAGGTGCTCCTAGAGATGGTCGCAGATCATGCATCGTTGAGCCATTCACATCTGCAACGATTGTTGATTCTTTAAAAGGTTTATTCGTACCTCAAGAAGCAATTGGCGAACAGTATCGCAAAGGACTTATGGGTCGCGATTCCGCGGGGATGAACTGGAAATTAGACCAAAACGTTCAGGCTCAAGTATTCGGTAATAACAGCACAACTACTGTGACTGCATCTGTAGCAACTACAACTGCAACTGGTTTCTTAACAAGTGGCTGGGCATCAAGCTCAACAATCACTTTGACTGCTGCCAATACTGGTAACTTAGTATTAAATGCCGGTGATACATTCACGATCGCTGGTGTTTACGCAGTTAACCCACAGAATCGTCAAGCGTATGGTTCAAACAAGCTCCGTAACTTTGTGGTTAAGTCTGCTGTTACGATTGCTTCAGGTTCAAGCGTTTCTGTTGTGGTATCTCCTGCGGTTATTACTGCTGGCCAGTTCCAAAACGTATCGATTCCTTCACCATCATCTTCTGCTGCGGTAACTCAGTTCAATTCAACTGGTGCAGTATCTCCACAGAATATAATCATGCATAGAAATTCTTTTTCGCTCGCAGTAGCAGATTTAGAGCTCCCTGAAGGTGTTCATTTCGCAGGTCGTGCCTCTGATAAGGAAATCGGTTTAAGTATGCGTATTGTTCGTCAATACACAATTAACAACGACAGTATTCCTACTCGTTTAGATGTATTGTACGGATGGGCCCCGCTCTATCCTGAACTCGCTTGCCGTATCGCAGCTTAATTTTAAGGAGAAAATAAAATGTCTAATCCAGGACCAGCATCAGTACAAACGATTCATCCACAAGGCGTACTATCAAACCAAGCAATTCGTTTGTTAGCAGTCGCAACAGGTGTAAACGTCAACGCAACAGGTGATCAAGCAGTATTGCCTATCATCAACTCTATTAACTACTCTGTTTCTAACGTAGTATTTACCAACGCATCAACTTCCCTCACAACAGCCGCAGCAGGTCTATTTACTGCTCCATCTGCCGGTGGGACTGGTGTTGTTGCTAATGCTGCTTTATCCGCATTAACAGGCTCAACAGTAGTAAGCCAGAGAACTGTTGCATCAACAGCAACATTATCAGGTCAAAATTTATACCTCAACGTAGGAACTGCACAAGGTGCAGCGGCTACAATGGACGTATACGTTTATGGCTATGATTTCAGCACTTACTCTTAATTGAGCATAAAAAACCCCTTTAATTAGGGGTTTTTTATTACTTGTTTTATAATTAAAGTTACTTCTTATAAAGGAATAATCATGCCATCTACAACAATCACTCGTGGTAATGTTTTATCCACGACTTTTATTGGACCATCTTTAACACCTGTTGCAGTAGCGTCTTATACTTCAGCAGCACAAAATTTTAATATCGCAGGCTTACAAATTACTGACCAAGTTAGCGCAGTTGGTTTAAATGGTAATCAAACAGCAGGTATTATTATTGCTGAGTGCGATGTATTAACAAATGGCGTTTTGACAGTTCAATTCGCTAATACAACAAATGCTTCAGTTACACCTGCTGCGGGAACTTATGTTTTCTCAGTAACAAGAACTGATGGACCTTTACCTCTAAATATGGTTTAAATTATGGCTAACGTATCAGCATATCGTTTTGTAGGACCTACAACTGCGATTGCAGTTACAGGCACTTCTTCCACATCAGTAACGATCACTCCAAATGGTAATGATCAAGTCAACTTTTGTGGTTTCTTGAATACTTCAGCTAATCCTGTAGCAATTACAATTGCTCCGGCCATCGCAGGCACAACCACAACTGCTAATCCTGCGGTATTACCGACTGGTGGCAATTCAAGCCAGAGTTTTGTATTAGGTGTCAGCATGAGTCAGCCAACAGTTATTGCAGTTCCACCAAGTTTTGCAATTACTGCTATTGGTACATCAGGAACAACGCTTTATGTAATGCCAATGGTAGACCAAAACTAAGGAGTTTTTATGCCCGGCCCGGCTTTAACAGTAGATCAAAATATACTGCCAGTTCAAGCATACTTTAACCTTGATGGCACGTTTAATACCTTTATCGGCCAAGGTCAACCATTTGTAATTACTGCGACTGAATCGATTGGAATTGTTAACACAAATGTTAATGCAACGCTTTATCCTACGTTTACAAGTGCAACAAGTGGGCAAGTAACAGGTCTAGCCATTGCCTCACCAAGTTTGACATGGAATCCAGGCACAGGGGTATTTTCTGCTCCTACATTCTTTGGCACACTTAATGGAACTGCTAATACTGCTAATAATTTAAGTGGTGGTGGTGCTGGGCAGATTGTTTACCAAAATGCTATTGGCTCAACTGCCTATTTAGCAGCAGGATCTACTGGGCAATTCTTATTAAGTAATGGCACATCAGCACCATCTTGGTCAACTGTTGCAACTTCAGTAACAATTTCTGATCAAACTACTGATACTGCGACTTATTACCCTTTATTTTATAGTGCAACATCTGGCTCGACCAATATTGTTGAAACTTCCTCTACTAAACTACAATATCAGCCATCAACAGGAAAGTTTACTGCAACCTTATTTAGTGGCTCAGGTGCGTCTTTAACCAACATACCGAATAGTGCTTTAACGAATAACTCGGTAACAATAGGTAGCACTTCTATAGCACTAGGTGGCATTACAGGTACTATTGCAGGATTAGTATCATTAAACGCAACTACTGTAACAGGCACAAACTTGGTGGGTAGTTTAGCAAGTTCAACAGGCTTACCCTTAACAACAGGGGTAACAGGCATATTACCGATTGCCAATGGTGGTACAAACTCATCAGCAACACCAACAGCAGGTGGTGTGGGTTATGGCACAGGAACTGCATACGCTTTTTCTACGGTAGGTACAGCAGGTAACTTCTTGCAATCCAATGGTGCAGGAGCTCCTGTATGGTCAGCAATTAGCACATCGGCATCAACGATTGGTATCTCTACAAACTCGACAAATGCCACTTACTACCCTACTTATTTTACTGCTCAAACAGGTACTGCAACTACTGAGTACACCAATCCAAACTACACATTTAATCCATCAACAGGTGCATTAAGTGTTACATCTTTTATCGAAAATGGCTACAACATTGTTAGTCAAAAAGATGTGGGAACTGGTGCGAATCAAATTCCTTTGAATCAATACTTAGGCACAATGGCCTATCAAGATGCTAAAGCAGTTCAGATTGGTGGTGGCTCAACTACAAACTTAGTTGGCACGAGTGGTTATCAGATTCAACCAACTATTACTGCATTAACTGCTACAACAACGCTTACAATTGCTCAATTGCTTACTTACATTGTGCAAGTAACCTCTGCTAGTGCGGTGGCTTTAACTTTACCCACAGGCACACTAACAGACGCTGGAGTGTTAAATGGTCTTAGCGTGGTCAATAACTCATTCTTGTGGATTGTCATCAATACAGGCTCATCAAGTGGTGCAATCACAATGACTGCTGGAACAGGGCATACTTATGTCGGTAATGCCACAGTCGCAATCAACACCTCAGCACAGTTCCAGACCGTTAAAACTGCTACTAACACATTTGTTACTTATCGAATCGCATGATATACATTCTCTCCCTAACCTTTTTTATTCTCCAATTACTTGATTGGTATACCACTCGCACTATCTTAAAACAAGGTGGCTATGAGCAAAATCCTGTCATGGCATTTGTCTTTAAATATGTCAATGTTGATGTGGCTTTAGCAATCAAGTCGGCTCTGTTGGGCGTTTTAGGCTATTACATTGGGCTTGAATATCCTCTTTTATTAGTTGTTTTAATCATTGTTTATATTGCAGTCGTATTTCATAATTGGAAGTCTTTATGGCGATAAATACTAATTTCTATGTATATGAACACATCAGAAAAGATACTGGTGCGATTTTCTATGTTGGTAAAGGACATGGCAATAGAGCAAACCATCCATATAAAAGAAATGCGTATTGGAAAAATGTAGTAAATAAAGCAAATGGCTTTACTGTAAATTATGTTGCAAAAGATATTGATGAAGAATTATCTTTGCTTTGCGAAATGGAAAGAATTAATCAATTAAAAAAATTAGGATATAAATTAACCAATGCAACAAATGGTGGTGATGGGATTAGTGGGTATCGCCATACAAAGGAATCCAAAGAAAAAATAGGGCAGTATGTTGCTACAAGAATTGGTGCAAATAATCCTAATTATGGTAAAAAACAATCGGTTGAAACAATTGCTAAAAGAGTAGCAAAAATGACAGGTGAATTACATCCTTTTTACGGAAAATCACATACGGAAGAAACAAAGAAAAAAATATCTGAAAATCGTAAAGGTAAAAATGTAGGTGCAGACAATCCGTCTTTTGGAAAAAAACATACAGATGAAACAAAAAGAAAAATATCAGAAGCTGGCAAGGGAAGAAAAGCAAGTGATGAAACTAAAGCAAAATTAAGTGCGTCTTTAAAAATTGCGTTAAACAGACCAGAAGTAAAAGAAAAACAAAGATTAAATCATTTAGGCAAAGTTAATTCGCCTGAAACACGCAAAAAAATATCTGAAGCAAAAATAGGTTTTAGATATACTGAAGAAAGCAAAAAGAAAATGAGTGAATCAAGAAAGCGTTATTTTGTTAGATTGAAGGAGCAACAACAATGTCAATAACTGCTAACTTTCCCGCTATAAAACCATCAATTTTACTTGATTTTGCTAACAGTCAACAACTTGATCCTCGTGTTACTTTTTCTAGGTCAACGACTGCACCATATTATGATGGTAAAACGAGTGTATTGGCAGAGCAAAATTTACTTACTTATTCGCAAACATTTACTAATGGGATTTGGCAAACTAATTCAACTATTACAGGAAACACTACAACTGCACCTGACGGAACAACAACAGCATCAACTTTTTTAACTCCAGCAGGTGTAGCAGTTAATCCTTACATTGGTGAGTATACACCTGTAACAAATGCTATTACATATACTTTTAGTGCATCTTTAAAATATTTAACCAATCAATATGCATATTTAAAAATTTATGGCAATTCAGGAGTAGGTTCATGGGGTGCTGTAGTAGTAGATTTAATTGGTGGAACAATAACATCAACTCAAAATGGTAGTTCTGCAACTGTTAACGCAACCTCTATTGTTGCTCAAGCAAATGGATTTTACAGAGTAAGTATTACCGTCACTCAAAGTGGTGGTTCATCAACAACTGGGGGTGGCGGTTTTATTCAATTATCTAACACAGGAACTCCTAGTATTGGACCTTATGGAAACTACACTTGGACTGCTGTTGGAACAGAATCAATTTACATTTGGGGTGCTCAGTTAGAACAACGCACATCCGTAACTGCCTACAACGCTACAACTACCACAGCAATAACGAACTACATCCCTCAACTACTAACAGCACCAATTAACGCACCTAGATTTGATTTTAATCCTACAACAGGGGAAAGTTTAGGTTTATTGATTGAGCAGAGTAGTACGAATTTACTGACTTATTCACAACTATTTAGCGATTCAACTTGGGTTAAAATAAGAAGTTCAATAACACAAACTGCTGGTATAGCACCTGATGGTACACAGACTGCACAATTATTAATAGAAGATACAACTGTAACCAATAGTCATGGGTGCGGTAATTATGGCTCACAAACTATTACATCAGGACAACAATACACATGGTCGGTAGAAGCAAAAGCGTGGACTAGAAATTATATAACTTTGTCAGGTGATATTGGAAATGGATGGTTAGGCAATGGAGTTCAATTTTCTTTAATTGATGGAACTGTTCAAAAAAATTCAAGTGCATTGGTAACAACTTCTACCAATTTAGGCAATGGATGGTGGCGTTTTTCAATAACTGCAACAGCTAGTGCTTCAGGAAATGCTAAGCCAGGAGTTTATATTGGTTCTGTGCCTGCGACAGGTGCTTCAAATGGTGTAGATTCTTACACAGGTAATGGCTATTCAGGCATCTACATTTGGGGAGCACAACTAGAAGCCCTCGCATTTCCTACCTCGTATATAGCCACTACTTCAGCACAAGTAACAAGGGCTGCGGATGTAGCACAAATGACAGGAACGAATTTCTCTAGTTGGTTTAATGCAAGTCAAGGCACTTTATATAGTGAATTTAGTTCATCATCTTCAAATTCTACTGCAATAGATATTAATAGTGGTTCAACAAGTAACTTTATTAGATTATCTCAAGCGGGGAATGGGTATTTTAGAGTTTTTGCAAGTGGATCTCAAGTAGTATCTTTAACTCCATCGGGCGGGACATGGGCTACTGGAGCAAAAGAAGCGGGTAGCTATGCGGTAAATAGTTACGCAGCAGTTGTTAATGGTGGAACTGTTGTAACTGCAAGTGCAATATTACCTTCATCGTTATCACAAATGAATATTGGAGGGGATAGTTCTGGTTTGTATTTAAATGGTCGCATTAAAAAGATTTCATATTACCCAACCGCATTAACCAACGCTCAAATTCAGGCACTCACGACATAATTATGCAAGATATTTACTTATCCTTTACAGACGAAGCCGAATCCTTACCGATTCTTTATACCATTGTGCCAACAGAATATGAACTCGATGAAAATGGCAACCCAACAGAGGTTGTTAAAACTGAATCATACATGACACCAAACTATCAGAACATCTCGGTTATTGGAACAGTCTATCAGCGACCACCAATTCCAACACCTGAGGATTATGTGCCAATTCCTTATCCACCACCTAACTATGGGGTTAATATTCGGTTATTGGATGATGAGGATATTGAACCATTAAAGCCATATATTGTTTATCTAACAGATCCTATTAGGGTGTGGGCATGATTTCATATACTTGGAAGATTTTAAATTTATATACTAAAGGCGAGTTAATTACTGGCATAAAGTATCTTTGCACAGGATTTAATGGGAAAATGAGCATAGATTCTGAAGGAACAATGTTCTTTACTGATCCAGAAATGGGTATTCCTTTAGAAGATGTAACAGAGCTAAACTGCATTGATTGGCTTGAAAAAGAAACAGAACGAGATGGTCAAAGCCATGTAAAGAGTGGAATCGAAAGACAGTTTGAGGCTTTAGAACACAAAGAAACAGGACTTCCTTGGAAGCCTAATATTTTTAGGATAAAGATATGACACAGCCAATTGACATTATCAGCAGAGCATTAAAGGACATTGGTGCTTTGGCTGCCGGAGAAACTCCTGCTCCTGAAGATGCACAAGATGCCTTTGATATGCTCAATGATATGTTAGATCAATGGTCTAATGAATCCATGATGATTTACTATAAGACTGAAATTATCTTTCCAGTAACACCAGGGCAAACGCAATACACAATTGGACCAGGTGGGCAGATTGGTGCAGTCTTTACAGGCTCAATCTCTGGCACAACCTTAACCATTACTGCAATTCAGAGTGGTGCAATTGCTCTAGGCCAAACCTTATCAGGTTTAGGCATCAGTAATGGCACAACTATCGTAGGCTTTGGTACTGGTGCTGGTGGCAATATTAATGAAGCAGGCACATATACAGTTAATATTAGTCAAACTGCATCTTCTACAACAATCAATTCTTATTACCAAAGACCATTAGTAATTGATACTGCATTTGTTCGAGTCAATACAAACAGTAATGGTCAGCCAATATTAAATGGTGGCTTAGATTACCCTTGTGCAGTATTGAGCGTTGAAAATTATGAAATGATTGGTTTAAAGACTTTATCTGGTCCTTGGCCTAAAGCAATCTATTATCAGCCAACAGAAACACTCGGTAATATCTTTGTGTGGCCTAATCCATCACAGGGTGAAATGCACTTATTCGCGAATACTATTCTAGCAAGATTCGTTAATCAGAATGATGTAATCAATTTACCTCAAGGCTACAATATGTGCCTAAGATGGTGTTTAGCAGAACGATTAATGCCGATGTATGGCAAAGCCTCACCAACGCAAATTGGTTTAATTCAGAATTACGCAGCACAGTCTAAAAGCACTATTAAACGTACCAATATGAAGCCGGTACAGAATGCAAGGTTTGCTGATGCGTTATTAAGTAGTAGACAGAAAGATAGCGGTTGGATACTTTCGGGGGGTTTCTTTCGTTAGAGGTTTTATTATGTTATACTGTAATTGGTTATTTAATAGGAGAACCAATTATGGACAAGAAAGCAAAAAACGCAGAATATCAAAGAAATTATTACAACAGAAAAAAATTAGGAATTAAAGCAAATAACCCTGGCAGATTAGCAAATACTCCTGAAACACTTTGGAGTAAAGTGGATAAAAAAAGTGATGAAGAATGTTGGGAATGGAAAGGTTTTAAAAACGATGATGGTTATGGCAGAACGTGGATTAACGATAAAGGATATTATGCTCATCGAGTTATTTACTCGTTGGCTTATCCAAACACGATTAGCCTTAACGCACCTAAATCAACTGATGAAAGTGGTTTTCTCTTACATACTTGCGATAACCCTTCTTGTTGCAATCCAAAACATTTATTTGTTGGCACTCATCGTGACAATATGCTTGATAAAGTTGCAAAAGGTAGAAGCGCTGATTTTTCGCAAGACAAAGGACCTCGTTGCAAACTTTCAATGTTACAGGCAAGGGAAGCCAGATTACTTAGGAAGAATGGTATGAGTGCAAGAGAATTGGCTATTAAATTTGAAATAAGCCTAGCAAGCATGAAAACTTTATTGCGTGGCGATTCTTATAAGGAATCTAAGTAATGGCAGATTTTGGCTTTGTTGGCCCTTCCTATGTTGCACCATCGATTTATGTCAATGGCGAAGATTGCATCAATTTTCGTACAGAAATAGATATCACCAAACAAGCCGGTCAAAATGGTGTAGTGGCCTTATATCCAACGCCAGGTTTATCTGCTAAAGCAGTTTTGTCAGCAATGGCTGAAGTGCGAGGAATGAGAACTGTTAGTGGTGGGCAATATGCTGTTGCAGTTTGTGGGCCTTATGTTTATGTTTTAACGTCTAATCTAACCCCAACATTAGTAGGTCAATTAAATACCAGTAGTGGTATTGTAGGAATTACAGACAATGGTCAAAACGTCTATATTGTTGATGGTTCTTATCGTTATACTTGGCGTATTAGTAATCCTGCGTCAGCTATATTTAGAGGTTCAATCTCCGGAACAACATTGACTGTGTCTTTAATGCAGTCTGGCACAATTGCAGTAGGTCAATCTTTATTCGGCTTAGGTATCGGCAATGAAGTGGTAATCACTGCATTAGGCTCAGGATCAGGTGGAGTTGGAACTTACACAATCAATACTTCATTGACCATTGCCACAGAACAAATGAACTCGGCAGCAGTAGCATCAACTCTTACTGCATCGATGTCAGGCACAACTTTAACTGTTACTGCAACAAGTGGCACTTTATACAATGGACAAACCATTCAAGGTGCTGGAGTAACTGCAAACACGATTATTACTACTTATGGATCAGGCACAGTATTGAGCCAAAGTATTGCAACAGCAGGAACAGGTTATGCAGTCAATGACACGATTACAGTTTTAGGGGGTGTTTATGGCAATACACCACAGACTTATACAGTAACTTCAATTGGTGGCTCTGGTGCAGTTACAGGCTTATCTGTGCAAAATGTGGGTGCTTATACTTCTAACCCAACAAATAACGTATCTACTTCAACCACAGGAAGTGGCACAGGTTTAACCTTAACTTTATCTTTTGGAACTGGTGCTGGTGGCACAGGCAATTATGTAATTAATAATAGCCAGACCGTAGCATCCGAGACCATGTATGCACTCAATTTCTCAGTGATGCCATCCACTGATGGTGCATTTAGTGGTGCAAGCTCTGTGGATGTTGTCGACAATTACTTTATTTACAATAATCCTAATACTCAACAATGGGCAGCGTCCAATATCCTCAGTCCAATTACACCACCATTAAGTTTTGCTAGTAAGTTTACAGGACCAGACAATTTAGTAACTGTTATTGCAGATCATGGGCAAGTTTATTTATTAGGTGAAACTACAAGCGAAGTATGGGCAGATGTAGGCTCATTTCCATTTCCATTTCAAAGAATACCAGGCTCAAGCTCACAACATGGTATTGCTGCCAAGTTCAGTATTGCAAGACTAGGTAATTCATTTGCTTATTTAAGTAAGAATATTCGTGGTCAAGCTGAAGTAGTAATGATGAATGGATATTTTCCTACAAGAATATCGACTCACGCAGTCGAAAACACATTCATTAATCAGGATGTAAGTGATGCAATTGCTTGGACTTATCAACAAGGTGGGCATGAGGTTTATGTTTTATCCTTTCCAAGCCTAGATATTACATGGTGCTATGACGTAGCAACCTCAATGTGGCACAAGTGGCTTTACTGCGATGACATGAACCAATATCACCGGCACAGAGGCAATTGTTGCATCAACTTTCAAAATATGATGCTAATAGGTGATTGGCAAAATGGTAATATTTACGAGTTAGACCCTACTAATTTTACAGATAATGGCCAACCAATACGCAGATTAAGAAGAACAACGCATTTAGTCAGCGATTATCAGCGTGAATACTTTGATGAATTACAAGTGTACTTTCAGCCTGGTGTTGGTTTAACTGGCATTACTACTCCATTAAATGTTGAAACTGTGGGTGCTGATCCTCAAGCAATGATGAGATGGTCAGACGATGGTGGCTCTACTTGGTCAAATGAGCATTGGAAAAGTATTGGTAAGATTGGTAAATATAAGAATCGTGCTATTTGGCGAAGATTAGGCATGACTAGAGATCGAGTATTTGAATTAGTGGTAACTGATCCAATTAATGCGGTCATTGTGGCTGCTAACCTTAAATCAAGTGTAGGTGAAAATTGAATAATATTAATTTAACTAATAGTCCATATCCTCAAGTTGAATTGATTGATGAACAGACTAAAAGACCAACTAGGGCATGGCAACAATTCTTTTTAAATATCCTTAATTTCACTAGCTCAACCTCAGCGACCAAAGGAAATGCAAACCTTCCAAGTAATCCACAGGGTTATATTAATGTGGTGGTCAACGGTAAACCTTATAAAGTGCCTTATTACAATGTCTGAAATTATTGAACATTTTATCCCTAGTCGAGAGCAAATTAATACTTTGCAATCTGAAATGGTCAAAATGCCACAGGCTGAGTTAAAAACTGAGCATTATTTTAGTGGTGGGATGTATTGCCGAAAGGTATTTAGACTAGCAGGCACATTGATTGTTGGCAAAATTCATAAAGAAGATCATATTTTCTTATGTGCAAGTGGCCAAATTATGGCATGGACAGAATTAGGCATGAAAACATTAAACGCAGGGGATATTGTTGAATCCAAAGCTGGCACTAAACGAGTTACTTTGGCTTTAACGGATGCAATTGGCATTACTATTCATAAAACAAATGAAACAGATTTAGAAAAAATCGAACAACAATTAATAGAACCAGATGATACTGCACTTTTTAATTTTGCAAATGAACTTAAAAAGTTTAAAATAGAGAGTAAGGAGAATGTATTATGACATTTGCAACTGCGGCAGTAATTATGGGGGGTGCATCTTTAGCAGGTGCTGTGATTCAAGGCAATGCCGCTCAAAAAGCTGCACAAACCCAAGCTGATGCCAATGCTAGAGCGCAAGATCAATTATTACAGACTGGCCAACAAGCCAGTCAGCAATTTGCACCTTATACGCAACTAGGTCAATCAGGTGTCAATGCATTAAATGCAAACTTACCTTTTTTCCAAAATCAGTTTAATAATCAAGATTTAAATGCCAATTTAGCACCTAATTATGCTTTTCAGTTACAACAAGGGCAAGGTGCAACCAACGCAGCCAATAATGCCACAGGTGGCATGATGGGTGGTAATGCTTTAAAAGGCTTACAAGACTATACACAAAATTATGCTCAAGGTGCTTATCAAAACGCATTTAATAATTACAGCGCAAACCAAACTAATATTTATAATCGATTAGCCGGTATTGCTGGACTTGGTTATCAAGGTGCAGCTGGTACTGCCAATGCACAGCTTGGTACAGGCACTAATGTGGCTCAACTTACGCAAGGCATCGGACAAGCACAAGCAGCCGGCCAAGTAGGTCAAGCTAATGCCTATGCCGGAGGATTAAGTAACGTGGGCAATTATGCGTATTTATCTGGTATTGGGCAAGGTGGTGGAACTGGATTAAGTCAACCAGGTGGTTTTGGCCAATCTGGAGTGCAATACATTAATGGCATGGCTAACCCTAATTTTGTTGGCCCAGTACCTTAAGGATAAAATATGGCTGATTTTAGAACTGACACAAGCGCAATAAAAGTAGAACCGGCTAAGGGAATGTCTTTAGCGGATATGCTGAATATTCAGAAATCATCTTATGAATTAAGTAAAATTAAAGAACTGTATCCGGCAATGATTGCTGGTGAACAATCTCGCTCTAAGTCTGCCGAAATAGAATCCCAAATTAAAGGTATTGATTTAGAAAAAGCCACTCAAGCAAATAATGAACGCAAAATTTTACAAAATTGGGCAAGTGATCCAACAAATTATTTAGATCAAAATGGTGAAATTGATTTACAAAAAATCACTCATTCTGTCAATTCTTTGGCTCCCTATACTGGCGCAGAAACAATTAAGAAATACACTGATTTAAAGACAAATCAAGCCTCAGCCAATGAAGCAAAAACAAAGTTAACCGATACTCAAAGAAGTTCATTGGGAACTGTTTTGGCAGGCTTAAGTGCATCCGGAGAGCAAGATCCAAAGGTTTATATTGAGAAGGTTCAGAATTGGGCCAATCAATTTCCAACAGATCCTAATGCACAACAATTGGCAAAGTCTTATATTGGAACTTTGGGATATGCAAAGCCGGGACCACAAGTATTGCAAGTAGCAGCCAAAGCAGCTCAAGAATACAAAGGACCATTATCTGAAGTGGTAAGCGCTGGTGGAGTGCCAGGCACATTCAATAAAGCTACTAATGAATATGTCCCATTTGGTTCAACCAATCAAGGCAATCAACCTCCAGTAAATCAACCTACTGGTCAGCCTGCTACTCAGCCTACTGGTCAAGTAAGTTTCAATAAGCCATCATTAATTACTGCTGAAACACCTGTCAGAATGGCAAATGGTGTCCCATTGTTTAATGAACAACAAAGAGATAATGCCAAACAAGCAAGAGAAGAAAAATCTCAATATAGTTCATTAGGGCAAGAAACCGAAGAATTAAATAAAACAATCGACACTGCCGAAAAGAAATTATCTGCAACTGCCGGTTCTGCACCAAAAAGATTATTAAGATCAGGTGGTAAGTGGATTGCAGGCAATGAAGATTTGGACATTTTAACTAAGTCTTTAGCCGATGTTACTAATCGTCAAGCAAGAATTATGGGCGCTGGAACTGATGCAGCTAGAGATGCTAATGCTGCCGCATCTCCTAATGTAAACATCACAGAAGGTGGTTTAAAGTCCATTCTTGAGCGCTCTAAAGCCACCAATACTGCTTATAAAGCATTTTTAAAAGCAAATGAAAAGTATGAAGCAAAGCGTGGTATTGACAATGCGAACGCCAATCATACGCAATTTAAAAACGCATGGGCATCCAATTACGATCCTAATATTTTTATTTTGCAAAATATTCACGATTCCAATAAATCAGAGGCTGAAAAACAATTGGAAGTAAATAAATTGTTTAAAGGAATGTCAAAGGAGAATATTAAGAAATTTACAGAAAAAGCTCATAATATTGAAGCATTAATGAGCGGAGAATACCAATAATGGGAGCCTATGATTCTTTTCTTTCTAGAATACCAAAAGTTGATGAAGCGCCAGAAACTAATCCGGAATTAGCAAAAAGATTAGAGCAAGCTCAACTTGCATACAAAGAGCAATTTGGTAAAGAATTACCTGTCACTCGTAGAGTAAGCACGCGAAAAGAACAAAAAGATTTATATAATAGAAAGGGTGAAAAAGGCATTTATATGCCTTTAAATCCCGATGATTATCCAGATAAAGAATATTTTCATACTGACGCAGTAGATATTGGATCAAATGTTCCAGAGTCATTTTTAAATAAATTTGGCATACATCGACCACTAGGAAAGAAGGATCCTGTTCATGCTGTTTTAGATCCTAATTTTCAAGCAGTCGAAACCCCATCTTCTTATTTATCAAGAATCCCATCAGAAGAGCAATTAGATAGAATTGAAAATACTTCTGAGCCAGAACAAGAAGAATGGAAACCAGGCTTTTATAACCCCAATTTAGTAGCACAAGGAGAGCGAGCAAGGGAGGCTGGTGGTGGCAATTTACAACCAATCGTTGAAGGTGTTACTAATGCTTTAAAATCAATGTCTTTAGAGGATTGGAAAAAAGAATCCACTTTAGCCAATATGTTGAAATATGGCGTTGGTGAAATGCCAATTGTTGGTGATCAAGGTTTCCATCAAGAAGGAAAAAATAAATTAATTGAGTCCGGCAAAACGGCAATTAATGCTTTATTAAATCCATCTCAAACCTATGAAGCAATTTCACAAGCAGAACCTGGTGAGTTATTAGGTCAAATGGTAAAACATGGTTTATATGATTTGCCATTAGGGCCATCAGCTAAGCCGGTAATGACCGCAGCAAGCGCAGTGGCAAAACCAGTTATCTCTGTTGCCGGCAAAGTATTAACTCCAGCTGCTGAAGGTTTTGGCACACTACAAGAATCATTTGCTAATGCAAAGAAAGCAGTTAATCCTACAGTATCTATTGAACCTTTAGAATTATCAAAACCAATGATTGGTGGCGGTGCTGCTTTAACAGCTAATGGCGAAGCTGTTAAAAATGCTTTATATCAAGCAAAACCTGAATTAATTGCTGATTTAATAAAACAAACAGGTGTTAAATCTTTTGATGAATTACCTTTTGATGAATTGCCTTTAGAGGTTATTGATAGACATAATAAATTTGCAAAATTTGACATGACTCCAACTGAAGGCGAAGCATTGCAAGATATTAAAAAAATGTCGATTGAAACAAATGAAAGAACTAAAGATGATTTAATACGTCAAAGATTAGAAGAAAGAGACCCAAAATTAATTGCAGGGTTTAACAAAATTCGTGAGACTGTAGCTCCTGATGTATATGAAGCAAATCCTGCCAAATTAGCAAATACTGCTTTAGAAAAAATGAAGCAAAATTTTATAGCAAGAAATGCTAATGAAGAATTTTTATATAAAAAATTAGCTGACGCAAATGGTGGAAATTTACCTTTTAATATTAGTGATTTAAAAAATACAATAGATAGTCAATTAAAAAAAGAAAAATCGTATCGTGCAACAATAGAAAATCCAATATATAAAGAATTAGAAGATCAAATGGCATTAGGCACAATGACTTATGATGACATGATTCATTTTAGAACTAGATTGGCTGCAGGAATGAGATCATCAAAAGATGGAAATATTACTCATGGATTAGGAATTATATATGATAAATTACATGAAATGCCATTGCCTGAAAACTTAGCTTATTTACGACCATTAGATGATGCTGCAAGAAATGCGTTTAAAGAACATAAACAATTACAAAAAGATTTACCTGCATATAAAGCCGCAATTAATGATATAAGAACAGAAGCTGAAATAAATGCAGGCAATCTTCACCCAGCTTCAAATACATTTTTAGATAAATTTTACGGGCCACAAACACCTCAAGTAGAAATTAATCGACTGCTAAATGAAATTGGACATAATGGTGTAGAACATCAAAGTTTAAATGCTGCAACTATTGATAAAATTAAAAGAGCTTCTGGAGTTAAGGGCGAATTAGGTAATGAAACAGGAAAAATATCTCAAGCTCAATTATCTGATCAATTAAATAAAATTTATGCCAATAATTTGCCAACAATGTTTAAACAAGAGCATTTAATAGATTTAAAAGATTTAGCAGATGTTGCCAATATGACAGAACACGTCAAAGGTGGTCATTCTGTCAATACTTCTAATAGTGCTTTAGAAACTGAAAGATTACAAAAAAAACAATTAGCCGAAAATTTAGCTTTAGATTTAGCTGAAGGTGCAGTTAATGCTAAAACAGGAATATTGGGAACTGTTGCAAGAAAAGTATATGAAATTAAAAAAGGCAAATCAGCTAAAGAAGCTGCCGAATTAGAAGCTCAATTAAATGCAGAAAAAAGGGTCTCACCAAGTGCTGGTATTCAACTTAAAAATATAGGAAAAGAATAAATGAGCGTTTTACTTTCACCGATTGGAAACGGATTCCAATTCCTAACCACCACAGGGCTACCTTTAAATGGTGGTCTAATTTATACCTATCAAGCAGGATCAAGCACTCCTTTAACCACCTATTCTGATAATGCCGGTAATGTAGCCAATGCGAATCCAATTGTCTTGGGAGTCGATGGTAGACCGGCCACAGAGATTTGGGTAACGTATGGCTATAGTTATAAATTTGTATTGTGCGATAGCAATGGTAATGTGATTCAGACTTATGATAATCTTTATGGTATCTTGCAGACTGCACCAACAGTATCAAATACAGTGCCAAGTGGATTAATTGCTATTTGGTCAGGCTCATTAGGCTCAATTCCTAGTGGTTGGGTATTATGTAATGGTCAAAATGGCACACCAGATTTAAGAAATTCTTTTATTTTAGGTGCTGGCTCAACGTATGCAGTCGGTACAACTGGTGGTTCTGCTGATGCGATTGTTGTAAGCCATACACATACAGCAACAGTAACTGACCCAGGTCACTTCCATAATTACAATGATTATCAAACTGCTTTAGTAAGAGCAGGGTCTAATGGTGGAACACCATACACACAAACAGTAACCCCAACAAGCACAGCAACTACAGGCGTTACTGTAGCTAATAGCACAACTGGTGTAAGTGGCACTAATGCCAACTTGCCGCCATACTACGCTTTGGCGTTTATTATGAAGAGTTGATTATGGATATTCAAAACTTATTAAACTTTGGAATTGGTGCAGCGTTGGCTTGTTTAGGATGGTTTGCACGTCAATTGTGGGAAGCTACTCAAAAACTTAAAGATGATTTAAAAAAATTAGAAATTGATTTGCCAACAAACTATGTTCGTAAAACCGACATCGATGCACGATTTGACAAGTTGGAAGCCATTTTGGATAAACTGTTTGATAAATTAGATAACAAGGTGGATAAATGAGTTTAGACCCAATTTCAGCAGCATTAGATTTAGGTAATACTTTAATTACTCGAATCTTTCCAGATCCAGCTCAAGCAGCCAATGCAAAGTTGGAATTAATCAAATTACAACAGTCTGGTGAACTTGCATCGATGATTGCACAGACTGACATCAATAAAGCAGAGGCTTCAAATCCATCTTTATTTGTATCAGGATGGAGACCAGCAATTGGTTGGGTAAGTGCTTTAGCGTTAGCCTACCAATATTTATTGAGGCCACTATCAGGCACTATTGCCGGTATATTCGGAATTGTAATTCCACCATTGCCAGGCTTAGATGATAATCTATGGCAATTAATGATGGGAATGCTTGGTATGGGTGGACTCAGAACTTTTGAAAAAGTTCAAGGAGTGGCTTCAAAATGAATGTAAAAGATCATGTTTTATTAATTTGTGCCTGGTCATTGGTTTGTGTCATTGTGGCCATGTTACTCATGTTTATTTATGCCATTTTAGATCCGGCAGTCGATGATACTGAAGTATTTAAAATTATTGGGCCAAGTTTTCAAACTGTCATTGGCGGATTTATTGGTTTAATAACCGGCATTAAAATTGGAGAAAAATAATGACTCAACTAACTGAACACTTTACTTTAGAAGAATTAACTGTTACTAGTCACCGAGAATTTGACAACACACCGAACGAGGCTGAAATTGAAAACCTTAAACGATTGGCAGCATTTCTTGAGAAGGTTAAAGAGATATTGGGTAATAAACCAATCATGGTTAACAGTGCTTACCGTAGCAAGTTGGTTAATGATTCTGTGGGTTCTAAAGACACTAGCCAACATCGACTAGGTTGTGCAGCCGACATTAGGGTGCCAGGCATGACACCAAATGAAGTCATCCAGACCATCATGGCATCCAATATAGATTATGATCAGATTATTAGGGAATTTGATTCTTGGACTCATATCTCCATTCCTAATGAGCCGAATGGGATTCCAAGGAAACAGGCACTCATTATCGATAAAGCAGGCACAAGGTTATATTCTTAATAAAGGAACAATATGAAATTCAAAATTGAAGGTAAGCACCACGAAAGTAAAAAGGGCCATTACATTGTTGAGCGTGAGCATGAAAAGAAAGAACACAATGAATTGGTCAGACTTGAAAAGAAACTAGACAAGCATATGTCTTTACCGGCAGAGAAGGCTCATGGCCAAGAAAGCCATCCGCTGCCGAATATGCGTAAACCTTAATTCTTTTGTGTTGGAGGAATCCAGCCAAGTGCTTTAAATCGTTTAACGATGTCGGTATATTTGGCTGGAGTGTATTTCCAATTAGGATTCTTCCAACCTGGCTGATGATTGTTCATACTCCCACCTTAATCTTTAAATGATTTTGATAAACTATTTGATGCGACTTGGCTGAATTAAATTGGTTTGTGCCAATGGGTGCATGGTAGAAGTTACGTTCCAACATCAATGCACCAATATCTTGCTTTTCACCTTTAACATATTTGAATAAAAAATTCTGTGGCGATACTGCATGAATGGTGGCAATGGCTGCCTCAACTCGTTTTACATAAAATTCTTTTTCTTCTTTTTCTAAACTAGCAAAGTCTTCTGGTGACATTTTGCTCGAGGCCATTTGTAATAGTTCTTTCTGATCCGGTGTTAACATACATTTCCCCTTATGTTTTCGACTAAAAAAATAGTTAAACTGCAAATGAATAAAGCAACTAAAAAGCAAAAGAATATTATTTTCATTTGTCACTCTCCCAAACTATTAAACCTTGACAATATTGTTTTGCCAATTTAATAGCATCTTCTTTTATTACTTTTCCTTGCACAAATACCCATCTAAATAATAATTTTTTTTCTATTTCAAACCAGTCAACTTTTGGATTATATATAACACGATATTTTTTTTTCATTTATACCCCCAGATTAAATAACCGAGCCAAAGTCCCCAGGCTACTGCCAATAAAAGTGATAAATACAAATCTGTTAATTTCATTTCTTACTCGCTTTCTTAAACTGTCCAATATCTGACATTAAATTGTTTGCATCAATGATTTGTTTTAGTGTTGTTATTTCTACATCTTTATCATGCAACATATTGTGATAGCGTTCAATTTCTTGTGCTTGTTGTCGTAGCATATTTGCTGCCGCCAAAAGTTGTTCTCTGTTGCCTAACCAGTTTTTTAAAGCATCTGCTAATTCGTCTGGTGTCCATTTCATATAAGATGGTTTAAGCCTTAAAGTCATTTCTCACCTCGACTTGCTTTAATAATTGCTCTTGCAAATTGTTGTATGCTTGCCATACTTGGCTTTCTAAAAATATCTTTTGTTTCATCCCAAATATTTGCTATTTCCTCTTCAGTTAATTCACGAAGTTTATATTTTTCACTTAACGGTCTTGCTTCCGCATAAAATTTTTCTATTTGCTCTTTGCGAAAAATATCATTGTCTTCGTTATCATCATAATCTTTACTCATTTCTCACTCCTTTATCGTTGAGGACAATCTTTCGGCGAAAGAAATCATCCAGTCTGTTACATCACTACCGCCATCTACGTAGAACCGCAACTCGCCAAACTTTGATTTAACTTGCGTAGCTACAACTTGGTGCTCTGGATATGTATTTGCGTAGTCTTGTAAGGCACGGCATAGGGTGTCTATTAAATCGTACCACCCATCACCACACTCAAACCCCCAACACATACACGTGTCCATTTTGTCCCAATTACGTTGTGCAAATATAAGCGGATACTTCTTGCATAGCGCATCATCTAATTCTTGTTTCATTTAACCCCCTCAATTTTGTTTTGTGC